CAGTGTACTCGAAATGATCGCTACTTTGTTATTTGGTTCTATGGCTCATGCTGACCCAATAGATCATTTGGATGAAGAAGACTTCAAGAGTATATTTGTTGAAAAGGATAAATCAAAGTATTACTCCACTGAGGCCTTCTATGAAGCATCAGATGAAGTTAGAAAGAATATGGATGAAACCGCCGAAGCTGTTAATATGTTTAGGGGCGGTGAAGGGTATAATGCTAAAGGTAAGCTATTAACCCATGATGAATTCATGAATAGTTATGGGGAAGAAATTCGCAACTATGGTAAGTTAAGAGATGAATATGAATTTCTACACGAAAAGACTAAGGTGTTCTACACAGATCCAGAAATTGGTAGAAGGATGAAGTTTGACTTCGATCAGTTAACTCCTGATGAGATTGATCGGTTTAATGAGCTAGCTTTCCATGTTGAAGATATAGAACAAGAGTTGGTAGATAATATCCACCATAAAAACATAGCTGATGTTCTTTGGAAGCACTCTTCTGTTAAGATAGACAAGCCTATGTTTATCAAAAGAGAGTTTGACAAATATGCTAATGAATTCTATGATAAAGAATTCGTTCCACCAAAACCAGGTTCTACCTATTCTGCAACAGTAGTCGATATCGAAGAGGTTAATTATACATCAGCTAAGATGGAAAGTAGAGCTACTCAATACTGGTTGCTTCCAAAAGGAACACGAATCGTTCATACTGCAGGTCTTGCTGATCATCATGAAGTTCTTGTAATAGGAGATGATTTATTAAACACAAGATTATTGTTTAGTGGATCAACTCTCCAGCATGTAAAGATGGCTATAGATGAGAAAGGATTTATAGATAAAGAACTGTATAACGAACTCTTGGAAGAATATAAGGCAAGAAATGATGGTAAGAATCCTCCTAAATGGTGGATGGATATGGTTGAGGATTTAGATAACATCATTGAATCTGCGGAAACAGGAAAGATTAGGAATTGGAGAGCACAACTTCTAATTGCGGTATTAACTGGTACAGGATCATGGTTTGCTGATACAGATGAATATTGGGATATATTCAATAGTAGGATATGGCTGATTATCAAAACAAACTTACTAACTACTATGGATTCTCTACTGGCGAGTTCATAGGAGTAAACAATCCTAATATATCAATGGAAGATAAGTTAAACGGCCTAGCTATTACAACTGTTGTTCAAGGACTTGACATTGCAGGAACAAGTGTTGTTGCTACTCTTGGAGCTGCAGAAAAGGTAGTATGGAAAGAATTGAAAGAAGGTTGGATGTATATTATGGAAGAGGTAGATAATATGTTAGAAGAAGGGGATGCGATGATTGAAGAATTGTTGACTCCTCCAGATGGGTGGTATTGATGTCTAATTGGTTCACCAATCTATTCAACACGCCTACTGTTAATAGGATTCAACCTCCTATTCCTGTAAACACTTGTACTGGGTCATCCAACTACCAAAAATACGCAGGCCAAGTGTTTGGTAATTGGACTCGTATGGGAATTCGTTTAGTATATGATTCTCTATCACGAAGAAACCTATCACAACTATTGTCGGGACCTTGTTACTTTGATCAAAAGTTATTTAGATATCATACATTTGAATCTAATGTATTATGGTATCTTGGTTGTCTCGTAGATGCAGAAAATAAATCATGGAATCCAAAACAGAAAGGACATTCTAGTTCAACACAAGCATATGGTTATTTCCAGGTAATTAGTGAAGATGTATTGAGAAGTGCTATCACTACATTTGGCAATGAAGTCACTAAGTGGAATAATGAAAAGAATAGAACATGGATTGAGAATCCATTCTTTGCGAAGTCTATAGTGTTACCTCAATGGTATCATGATATGTGGGATGATATAAACAACCCAAACTTGACTCACTATGATATCATTGATAAGTGGCCGGCAGATATCATATGTTGCATTCTCTTATGTACAATGCTCACACAAGGAAAGGATTGTGATTGGGTAGAGTTATATAATGGTTCTGTTGATGCAGCTAAGTTGCTATATTATAGGGGCCATCATGCAGATAGAACATACAGGCAACGTTCTAATAAAGACCTCCTAGCTGGCATAGGTGTTAATCCTAGTGTATATTCAAATGTCAACAGTAATTTTATATGTAGAGGAAATAATACTCAAAATTTCATTCCATTAGTAGTTGACAAGAGACAAAGGTTAAAAGATCATCTTCATAGATTCTTCGCCCACTTCTTGATTGAAGGAGACTCCGCTTACGATAAATATGTAATGTGGAGTGCTGATGCAGTTGTATATAACAGCAGAAGTCAAGCAGAGGCAGATTTAAATGCATTGATTGATGCTGTATCTATTGCTGTTCCTGATGGAGCCATGATTCTTGAGTATCCAGAATTTTACTTGCCATTATCTGTAGGTAATCCAGACATTGTTTTAGCTACATCTATGAAAGCAACTAGTTCGAGTGAGTTATATGGGTTCTATTCTCCAATAGGAGCCTTTTTATCAGTTGCAATGAAAGGTGATCCAATGAGGATAATGGCAACTGTTGTTCATGAGTATGGACATCATGCTAATAATGTTAGGGGAGTTGTATCTACAGCGAGCACATTTCTATCAGCTGTATTTGTTAGTGCAATTTTTGATTGGGACGATTGGTCTCCTATGGATCCAGAAACATTTGGTGTAGGAATGATGGCGTATAATCAGATTGGAGGATCTCATATAGCCTTAAATAGTTTATCCAATATAGGTAGTTACTCAATCGACTTTGTTAAGATTGACGAAGCTCTTGTTAGGATTAAAGCTAATGTAGCGATGTCTGATAAATATAAAACCCTTGACGACATATACAGGCCTAAACACCAACAAAAATTGTTTACTCCTAAAATGATTAATGAAATAAACAACTTTTGTTGGCCATCTTTAATAAAGAAAACTCCATAAATAGATTCATATAAATAAGTCTATATAATAGGAATAATTATGGCAAAAGCAACGAATAGAACAGAATTAATCGATCATTGTATGAGAGCCCTTGGTGCTCCTGTAATTGAAATCAATGTAGACGAAGATCAAGTAGAAGATAGAATTGATGATGCTCTTCAGTTTTATCAAGAGTATCATGATGATGCTATTGTAAGAAGCTACTATAAACATAAGTTAACTGCCAGTGACATCTCAAACAGTTACATTGCTATTCCTGATTCTATTACATCTATTACTAAGCTATTGGATTTTGGTTCGGGTTCAGTAGAGAAGTTCTTTGATGTTGAATATCAAATGAGACTTCAAGATTTGTATACTTTTAATACTATGACTCGTAATCTACAGTTATATGAGCAGAGAACACAGCATCTTGCATTATTAGATCATAGAATTAACTCAACTGAATTATTAAGATTCAATCGTCATATGAATAGACTTCATATTGATGAAGGATTTGGGGATCTTCAAGTTGATGATTATATTGTAGTAGAAGGTTATGAGATTATCGATCCAAATACATATACTGATGTTTGGAATGATATGTTCTTAAAGAAATACGCTACTGCTCTAATCAAGAGGCAGTGGGGGCAAAATATGAGTAAGTTCGAAGGTATGCAATTACCTGGTGGAGTTACTATGAATGGTCTAGAAATCTTTAATCAGGGAAACGAGGAAGTAAAAGAGTTAGAAGAAGAAATGCAGTTAGCATGGCAAATGCCTGATGACTTTTTAATGGGTTAAATAATGGCTACTTCAGTATACTTCTCAGGTAATGTAAAATCAGAACAAGATTTGTATGAAGACTTAATTATTGAGTCTACTCAGATTCATGGGCAAGATATAGTTTATATTCCTAGACAAGAAATAACACAAGATGAGATTCTTAATGAGTCGTATTCTAAATTCACAGATTCTTATGTAGTTGAAATGTACATTGAGAATATGGATGGATTCGAAGGTGATGGGGATCTTCTATCTAAGTTTGGTTTAGAAATTAGAGACCAAGCAACGTTTATTGTTTCTAAACGTAGATGGGAAAAACAAATTAATAAATGGACTAATACAGGTCGACCTATGGAAGGTGATCTGCTATATCTTCCAATGTCTAATTCAATCTTTGAAATTAAGTTTGTTGAACATGAATTGCCGTTTTACCAATTACAGAATATTCCTGTATATAAATTACAAGCTGAATTATTTGAATATGGTGATGAAGAATTTGATACTGGTGTAGATGCTATTGATCGTATTGAAACACTTAATGCTACTTCATATACTTATGGATTAACTAATGGTTCTGGTGATTATAGAATTGGTGAAACAGTTATTCAATGGACCGGAGAAAATGATGTAGATACAGGTCTTCCAATTAATATTGAAGGGGAAGTTGTAGCTTGGGAAGATACTGGTTTAGGTGGTAACTTAACAGTTGTTTCTCATGTTACAACTGATGGTAACTTTAGAAAGTTCTATATTTCTGACGATCCTCTTAAACAAATTGTAGGTACTGAATCAAGCGCTACGTATGAATATAAGTACGTAAGGGACGATACTAATTATAATAGAGATACCTATGCAGACAATGATCAATTCGATTATGAAGCAGACGATATTATAGACTTTACAGAAACTAACCCATTTGGAATGCCGTAATGTTTGAAAATCATTTTTACAATTCAAGTACAAGAAGAATGGTTTCTGTATTCGGAAGCATTTTTAACGATATATCTGTTGTTAAAACAGATTCATCAGGTAAAGTTCTTCAAAAGATTCAGGTACCTTTAGCTTATGGACCACGTCAGAAATTCTTAAGCAGAGCTAAAGATTTAGATGATAGTAAGGTAGCTATTAAGTTGCCACGTTTATCATTTGAAATTACTGATATGAATTATGATGGTGCCGCACGTATTAATAAGACTAAGAAATTTGTAAAGGTAGATCCTCTTGATAAGAAACATGTAACGTCATTAGGAAGCCCTGCTGTATATAAAGTAGGATTTGAGCTTAACATTATGTCTAAGACTCAAGATGAAGCATTGCAAATTCTTGAACAGATTCTTCCAATGTTTCAACCAGACTATACGGTGACTATTAAAGATATTCCTGAAATGGATATTACATCAGATGTTCCTATTGTATTAACCGCAGTTGGTCTTAATGATGAGTATGAAGGTGATTTTTTAAGTAGAAGAACTATTGTATATACTTTAACATTTGAAACTAGAATACGTTATTATAATGGTATTCAAGATAGAGGTGTTATTGAGAAGACTGAAGTATATTATAAAGATACAGATTCAAGAGAGAATATAGAAGTACAGAAAGTAGATGGAACAACATTACCTTATACGGAGACAATAGACTTTTTTAATTAAGGATATATTATATTATGAGTGATTTAGAAAAAGATTATGAACATATAAGAAAGTCTCTATATGATTTAAGTGATCAAGGTGAAGAGGCTATTGATTTAATGATGGAACTTGCAAGAGAGTCTGAACACCCTCGTGCCTTCGAAGTCTTAGGTCAACTAATCAAACAAAAAGCTGATATTAACGATAAGTTAATGAAGTTACATAAGTCCAATAAAGAAATTAAACATGTTGATGAACCTAAACAGCTAACTAATAACAACTTGTTTATTGGATCTACAACTGACTTACAAAGAATGCTACAAAATGATGAGAAAGTAATTGAGCACGAATGATAGTTACCTAGGCAATATTCAAATCAAGAGAGATGGGGTTGCTCAGGAGTGGACTAAAGAAGATATACTAGAATACCAGAGATGCATGGATGATCCTGTGTACTTCGCAGAGACCTATTGCAAGGTAATATCCCTTGATGATGGTTTAGTGCCATTCAAATTATATGATTATCAAAAGGAAATGTTTAAGCATTTCAATGATAATCGATTTTCAATTGTATTGGCTTGTAGACAAAGTGGTAAAAGTATCTCCACGGTAGCATATATTTTATGGTTTGCTATATTCCATCCAGAACAAACTATTGCTGTCCTTGCGAATAAAGGTGCTACTGCTAGAGAGATGCTATCTCGTATTGCATTGATGTTAGAGAATCTTCCATTTTTCTTACAACCAGGATGTAAAGCATTAAATAAAGGTTCTGTTGAATTTTCAAACAATTCTAGAATTATTGCTGCAGCAACAAGCGGCAGTTCCATTCGTGGTATGTCTATTAACCTATTGTACCTTGATGAGTTTGCCTTTGTAGAAAATGCTACTGAGTTTTATACTTCAACATATCCTGTAATATCAGCTGGTAAAAAGACAAAGGTTATTATTACATCTACAGCTAATGGATTAGGTAACATATATCAAAAGATCTATGAAGGAGCTGTTCAAGAAACCAATGAGTTTAAACCATTCAGAGTAGATTGGTGGGATGTACCAGGAAGAGATGAAGAATGGAAGAGGATGACTATTGCGAATACGTCTGAGTTACAGTTTGCTCAGGAATTCTCAAATGAATTCCATGGAACTGGCAATACTTTAATTAATGCAGAGACATTATTAGGGTTGAAGTCAGTCCCCCCGAAATCCATAAGAAACAACTGTAGAATATATGAAGATCCTATAGAGGGTCATAATTATCTAATGATGGTTGATGTCGCAAAAGGAAGAGGTATGGATTATTCTACATTTAATGTTATTGATGTTACATCTAAGCCATTTAAACAAGTGGCAGTATTCAGAGATAATATGATGAGTCCTTTATTATATCCCGATGTAATATACAAGTATGCTAATCACTATAACGAGTGTTATGTTGTAATTGAAAGTAATGACCAAGGTACTGTTGTGTGTAATGGATTGTATTATGACCTCGAATATGAAAATGTATTTGTAGAGAGTTATACTAAAGCTAATGCCATTGGGGTAACTATGACAAAGAAGATCAAGCGAATTGGTTGTTCTTCATTTAAAGATATTATAGAACAAGGCAAAATTGAAATAGTAGATCTCCATACTATACAAGAGATGTCTACTTTTGTTGCGAAGGGTAATAGTTACGAAGCGGATTATGGACAGCATGATGATTTAATAATGAATCTAGTAATGTTTGGTTATTTCTCTACAACTCCTTTCTTTGCAGAGGCTACAGACATTGATATGAAGGGAATGTTGTATGCAGAAAAGGTAAAACAGATTGAAGATGATCTAATTCCAATTGGATTCTTAGGTGAAGAGTCATTTAAACATCCTGAAGGACCTCAGTGGGAAGTCTGGAAAGGGTGATATTTATAAATAATAGTATTGAAAATAAACGTATTATGATAAAACTTATTAATTCTTGATTAGGAGAAAACAAAAATGGCATTTCTAGTATCACCTAGCGTACAGGTAAAAGAAATTGACCTAACTAATGTTGTTCCTGCTACTTCTGCCTCTATTGGCGCTATCGCTGGTTCGTTCCAGTGGGGTCCTGCTGATGAGATAATTACAGTTGGCACAGAAAAGCAATTAGTTGGGGTTTTTGGTCAGCCGAACGACGACACATTTAATACAGTGTTATCAGCTGCTCAATTTTTAAGCTATGGCAATTCATTAAGAGTTGTTAGAGCTGTAGGAAGCAATGCATTAAATTCAACAGCATCTGGTACAGGTGTTTCTGTTAATAATGATGGTGTTGCAGAAGGTTTAATTGGAACAGGAACTGAAACGATTGTAGCAAGATATCCTGGTTCAATTGGTAATAGTGTTGGTATTTCTATCTGCCCTGCAGATGGTGGTGTTGCATTTGCTACATGGCAATTTGCTGATTTATTTAATTCAGCTCCAAGTACTTCATCAAGTGCACCAAGCGCTATTAGTGATGAATTGCATGTTGTAGTATACGATAATACAGGTGGTATTACAGGTACTGCTGGCACAGCATTGGAAACATATGATTATGTTTCACAAGCTTCTAATGCATTTAAAGCTGATGGTACTTCTAATTTTTGGGAAAATGTACTTAACAGCGGTTCAAATTGGGTAAGAGTATTGAATGCTCCTATTGAATTAAGTGATTCTGGTAAAACGTTTGAAGAAGTAGATTTAACTGGTGCTCCATTTGATACAACTATTGATGGTGCTGCTGATAATATCTATGATGTTAATACAACTGGTGGTGTTGATGATAATACATTAACTGTTGGTGATATTACTTCAGCATATGACATGTTCATTGATGCTGAAACAGTTGAAGTATCATTACTTATGAATGGTGATGTTAAAGCGGGAGCTGATGCAACTACTATTGCTAATAAGCTTATTGATATTGCAGATGCTCGTAAAGATTGTGTTGCATTTGTAAGTCCTCCAATTAGTGCTACAGTAAATAATAGTACTCCTGTTGTGGATATTAAGACTTGGAGAGATTCGCTAACTTCATCTTCTTATGCATTCGCTGATTCTGGTGCATTGTATGTTTACGATAAGTACAACGATAAGTACAGATGGTTACCTGCTTCTGGTTCTATGGCTGGTCTTTCTGCAAATGCTGATAATGTAGCAGATGCATGGTTTAGTCCTGCTGGTACGACTAGAGGTAATATTAGAAATGTTACTAAATTAGCATTTAATCCTAAACAAGTAGATAGAGATGATCTATATAAAGTTGGTGTTAATCCAATTGTTGCTTTCCCTGGACAAGGAACACTTTTATATGGTGATAAGACTCTACAATTTAAATCTTCAGCATTTGATAGAATCAATGTTCGTAGATTGTTCATTACTCTTGAAAAGGCTGTTTCAAAAGCTTCTAAAGCTTCTTTATTTGAATTCAATGATGAGTTCACTAGAGCACAATTTAGAAACATGACAGAACCTTTCTTAAGAGATATTAAAGGACGTAGAGGTATTACAGACTTTAAAGTAGTTTGTGATGATACAAATAATACTGGAGACGTAATCGATACTAATCGTTTTGTTGCAGATATTTACATCAAGCCTGCTCGTTCTATTAACTTTATAACATTAAACTTTGTTGCTACCAGAACTGGTGTTGAGTTTAGTGAAATTGCAGGAGGTAATTAATCATGGCGATCCTAGGAGTCGACGACTTTAAAGCAAAACTAACAGGTGGTGGTGCTCGTTCTAACTTATT